GCAGAGTTTCAATCCACGCCCCCGCGCGGGGGGCGACCTTGCGCGGGGGTTTTCCACGTGAACGCTATGCCGGTTTCAATCCACGCCCCCGCGCGGGGGGCGACCGAAACCCCTGAGCGATTGCCCGCCGCCGACGATGAAACAACGACGGCCTTCCCAGATGCCGTCGCGCAGGAATCCCGCGAGACCCGTGCGCTCCGGCCATTTCTCGGCGAGACGGGAGGAACCACGAAGATGCCCGAAAGGCCCGACAATCCCCTGTGCACGGGCTGCACGCTGTTTCCTCAGCACGTCCTGAATGGTAATCAAAATTCTTCTCCTCCCTTGAAGGAGAGGCGGTGAGCAAGGAAGGAGAAACCCACCGCCTCCCCGTCTGCATCGAGACGCAGATATCCACCGGCGTAGAACCACGCCTCAACACATTTGGATCACACAGTTGCGCACCGGCGAATCTGCTGCTCGTCACCGATAGATCCACCAATGCGCGCCCAGCCGATAGCGACATTGGAGCGCGTCAGGGCGTCAAACTCCTCGTATATCGTGAGATCCTCGCGAATCCCGACGATATTCTTAATGCCGGGGATACCGACGTAGTAGGTATCGGTAGCCGAAAGCATCGTAGTGAGTGATGCCGTGACGTTGTACTCCAAGCCCTTCTTGATGCTACCAGCCAAGCTAGCATTCAAGAGACCAAGAGCGCGGCTGACCCGAGCCTTGAGTTGGACAGGCGCGACTAGTGCGAAGACCGTACCTTGGCCAACCTCATAGCCCTTGTTTTTCAGATCGACCAGGATGTTCACGCAAGCGTCATTGATCGTCTGCATGTCCCGGATCGCCTGATAGTTGTCCGATGTCGCCTGGACGCTCCCGGCGCTGCCCCAGGCTTGATCCTGGCCGGCACTGATGGCCTCGATCAGGGCATAGCCGATGCCCGCCTTCGCCGAGAGCCATTTGTTGCGGAAGGCGATGGCATTGTCTTCGATGGTCCAGTAGTCCTGGTCGAGAAACAGCTCAAGCGGCCAGCCCAGACCGGCACCGTAACGGACGAACGGCACGGTGCTGATTTCGCCGGCCATCTTGTGGATTTTCGCCTTATCGCCATATGGGACTTCGACGAAGACGAGCGCAGATCCCACGTCTAGAATCCTGAAGCTTGTCTTGGCCGTGCCGCGGTAGTCGCGAACACTGAGCAGCGTCTCCCAACCAGCGTCGTAGGCGTCGGTCAGGTGAAACTTCGCGATGATGTCACCGAGCGGGGTCGGGAAATCACCATGCACAGTGAAGTGCTGGAACGCGGCCCGGATTTCGGGTCTCTCACTTGCCCTGACGAACAAGTGGAGATTCCGCATCAGGGTTTTCTTGTGAGCGGGATTCGTGTGATCGAACTTCCTCCAGTCCTTGATGAGGAGACCGTTCATTTCTCTTACCTCGTTGTTAGAGTCTCAGCAGGTCGCGATTCAGGGGCCGGGCGGGGCCTAGGCCACGATACCGAGCGTACCGTTGAGCTCGATGACAACCGTGGTCACGCCGACGCCCGCAGCTTCGAGTACGATGCCACAGAGCGTGTTTCCGGTGGAGGCCTCAGTGACGCGGGCGTTCCCGGCGTCGAAATAGACCTTCTCCCCCACGGCGTAGGCGGAACCCGAAGCCGAGGCCGCACAAGGGACCTGGATCTTCGGGGCTTTGTAGATCAAGACGGCCGTTTCGCCAATGAGAGCGTCATCGTAGATGACGCCGACAGTATCGCTCGTCTTGAGCATATCACCCGCCGTGTAGCCACCAGAGGGAGCCGTGAGCTGGAGGGCAAAACAGTCCTCCAGCGCGGTCAGGAGCTGCATTCCCGACGCGAGCAGTGTTGCGATGCTCATGTCATTTCTCCTTTACGTGATTTCGCCTGCGACGGCTTTCAGCGCGTCCGGCGTTAGTGAATCGCCTTCTCTCCCCACCGTTGAGGCGGGAGGAGCCCCAGGCTTTTTGTCCTTCGAGTCATCACCTTCGGGGGTTTCGTCCTCTGTCTCGACTCCGAAGATCTTGGCGACCTCTTTCATTTCCTTCAAGCGGTCGTCCACGAACGTGTTCATCGCCGTTTTCACCTCTTCCTCATTTTCAGCGTCGCTGGAGAAAGCGCCTATTTTTGTGCGACAGAACGCGACCTGCTGTTCAGACAGCTTCCGTGTCACAGCCACGCCGTCGAAGATGGATGTTGCGCGAAGAGACAGATTCGTTTTCTGGAGCTCTTTGATCTTCTCTTTTGCCTTGTCGAGCTCTTCGTTCAGGCCCTTTGTTCTTTCCTTGAGCTGGTCAGTCAGACGATCCTTGTATCCCTGATCCGTCTTTTTGTCCTGCTCTTTCTTTTCCGCTGAGATCGCCGGGTCTGATCGAATCTGATCCAGTGAAAAGACTCGTGAAGGAACGACCCCCAGCTTCTGCACTGCCTCTTGAATATCACTAAGACTGAGCGGCATGGTATCGCCTCCTGGTGGAGCAAGAGTTTCCGCGAAACACTGAAAGGCTCCGCGCAATGTTGCACCGGGAAAAGCCGGTGTTTTGGCGGCGCTTGACGCCAAGGCTATCCCCGTGATTGGTTCTATGTCCGTTACTTTGAGATCTCCTCCCTCCCTGACATAAGTACAGTCCGCCTCGAAAGAGGCGATGTCAAAAGTTTCTTTCCGAAATGCGGGAAAGATGTGGATAGCGGCGAGAGCGTAGAGCTTCCCACCGATCTCCTTGATCGCCTTCCCCACGACCTGGCCGACGATCCTGCGATTCTCACTGGAATTACTTTCATCGTGCCCGCTGAAGACAGGTACGCCCAGGGCGAGACTTCCAGCGATCCGCTTGACCGCGTCGCGAAGATATTGCAGCGTCACGCGAATCTTTCCCATTGACGTGATCTGCACGGGTGAAGCTTCCCCTTCATGGCCGATGGCAAAGACCCGAATCAGGGGACTCTCATCTCCCGCGGCCTTTATGCGGTCGATCTCTCCGGGACGAAGCATGGAGAGCATTTCAGCCTCGGCCATATGTTGTAGGGTCGCCCGAAGGAACTGAATCATTCGACCACCTCCCCGTGCGCGGCGATCTGCGGGTCACGATCACTCATGCGCCTTGGTATCTGCTCTATGCCGCCTAGAGGAAGGGCGGTGAGGGCCTCCTCAAGTTGCTCTTTCTCCTGAATCGGATCAATCTCGGGGATCTTCGCGAGGAGCGTGTCGAGCGAGATGACTCCGGCTTGGTAGAGCGGCAGCCAAACCGTCGCCAGCAGGCGCACACTGAGCGCAGAAATCTCCGGGATGTTGCAACCGATCCCTTCAGGATAGGTGAAGCCCCCCTGAAGGCGCTCTGTCGCCATTCGCAGCACTTTCTCAAACAGCTCCCGGTAGAAGCTGATCCAGAGGTTTCTGCTGTGGCTGGAGCCCGCCGTAACCAGCTCCATGAGATTGTCGGCAGTAGCACGATTGGAGAGAAGATCGGGAAGACCGAGAAAGTGAACGGGGACATTGACGGTCCCGGAAATGATCTTGGCGAGTGCTTCGATCTCCTTGCAGATCGCCTCCGCCCCCTCAGCACTCATACAAACCAAGGCGAATTTGACGTTTGCCGTGATAAGCGCCTTTCCGATCTTCCACTTCTTGTCCTTCAGATAATTCTCGACTATTGTGACATCCTTGGTGGAATTGCAGTCGAAATGCGGCGTTGGTGAAGAGAAAAGGCGATTGGACGTGCGAAAATCCCAGAGGGCCTGATCGAGGTTCTCGACGTGGTTGAGAACGCCTGCAACCTGCGGCGGCGTCTCGTTTGTATCCGTTGTGCGGCCGCCAAACTTGCGAAAAACGAAATCGGGGGCGTCGTAAGAAACATCATCGCCGCCTTTGACATCTTTGTACTTAGCCCTCAGATACTCCATGTAGTCTCTAGAGTCAGTCTCGATATTGTAATGGTAGATCGTCCATGGGACATATCGGGCCTTGATCTGCCCCGTTTTCTTATCGACCAGAAGAATACAGAGAATCTTGCCCTCGATCTCACTCTCTCTCGCCCATTCCTGCGGAGTCGCAATATCGAGCCTGTTTGCCGCAAGAAATCCTTTGATGAACGCCAGCTCTCGCGTCGCCCGCTTATCTTCGAGGATCGGCATAATGCCGGTTCCAACCGTGAAAGCCGCACGAACCTTGATGATGTTCTGGATGAGCTGACAGCCCCAACGAGCCTTGAAGTTATACTTGTCGCTCAGCTCCTTGACTTGGTCCTCATAGTTCTGGTATTGATTACCCTCATTGTAGGTAGAGCGGCTGGCCGCGGCGGTGTACTGAGTTCCCGTCAGGAAACCCTGATCCATGAGGTGCCGGAGCTGCGCCTTCGTGAAAAGCCGTGTGTCAATCTGCAAGACACGTCCGCGGGGAGTACGCCTGAGAACAGCCGAAATGAGTCTCTTAATACCGCTCTGGGGAGACATCTCCGCCTCCTGCCACGCAAGCCCGTTTGGAATGAAGTGGGTAATATGTGATGGCGAGCGCGTCGCTGAAGTCCGGGGAACGCCCAAGAATCTTGGCGATCTCTTCCTTGGGCACCATGAAGATCTTGCCATTGGAGCGAGTCCCGTACTGCATTGCCGCTAGGTCCTCAAGAAGCTCGTGATGCAGCGGAAGGGCCAAATCACCATCAAAGGCCGGATTGAGGGCATCTCGGATCCTCCAATAGCAATAGGCTCGCATGTTGAGAAACTCACGAGTCTCCGTCACGTCGGTAAGATCGACGGCAGTCTCCGAGAATTTGCAGGCATAGACATCCATGTCCAGCTCTTCGAGGCGCGAGAAAGTCCCCGCACCCTCGCCGATGGCGTCGATGATACCGATTGCTCCAAGTTCCTCAAGATGCGTTTTGACGGCGCCGACGATCTCCATCGGCTTAGTGAGGCTGATGATTCGAGGAGTCCAGACAAAGGGGCCGTGCCGAACCTGATCGACCGTGTAGTTTCTCCCCATCCCCGCGACATCCGTACCTATGAGCAGTTCGCCGCCCTCGGTATCAATGCCGCCGTATTTGACATCCCAGCGCTCAGTAGCCGCCTGGAGCCAAGCACGGGGAATGAGCTGGTTTTCCGATTCGCGCGGGTATTCGCCTAGGACGCGGACAAGGAAAAGGTCGGTTGGGCGATACCAGCGCCCCTCCCACTCGAAATCGTGGAACTCCTCGCAGACATCTTCGGGCTGAACCTCCATCGTCCAGCCTCTCTTGCCTATCTTGTCGTTGACCCATTCCCAATCGACCTGACCGGGGATGACTTCCTTCCTAGTAATCACGTTCGGCGCGTCGAGACAGGACAGGGTGAAGCTCGTGTAACGCTTGTCGCTGTCGCTATGGTAGAATTCACCGGAGAGGTGATGGGGGTTGCCGACAATGAGCAGGCGAGAATTGCCGGTGAGCAGGCCCTCGATCGCGTCGAAGGTTTCCTGCTCAAGACCCGATGCCTCAGTGACGATGACGAGAATGTTCTTGCTATGATAGCCGGTCCAGTCCTCGACCTCGCGGTCCTGCGCCTTGAAGACCTCCAGAAAGTGGGTGGGGTCTTCCTCGAAATCAATGCGCTCCGTAAGAAGACGGCCGCCGAGGCCGGGATGGCCTACGCCGCGCAATCGCCTATTGGCGTTCTTGTAGAACCTTCCGACCTCGGCCATCATTATCGAGCGGGTCTGGCGAGAGGTCGGGGCCGTGCCGATGACTTTGGAGGGAATGTAGAGGTAAAGAAAGCAAAGGGCGGCGACGGCGGCGACGAAATCCTTGCCGCGGGCATGTCCGGAACGGACCGTAGTGCGCCGGTTGACCTGAACGGAGTGAAGGATTTCCTGCTGTCTTGGGTCAAGGGCGACCCCGAGGACTTCCCTGGCATAGGCGTTCCAATCATTCTGGTAACGCTCAAGCAGACGGTCCGTTTTGTTTTCCGGGAGGGTTGTTTCCACGGTCAGCGGCACCAGTCAGTCTCCTCACGGCCGCAGAACCGGGAGCGGCAAGCGCTTGTCTCTCCTGCGCACCCAGTTCGCGCACCGCCTCCGCAAGAGTGGCACTATGTTTGACATTAATATCGGCAGTGAGCGCCGTAATGTTGGCCCAACGCTTGCTCGCTCGATTGCACAGCCAGAAAGCGATGGCTTTCATATCAGGTTGGACGTGCTTCGTTACGCGCCTCACAAGGTTCTCAACAGACCGCATTTTGCCGGTCGCGCCGTCCTCTTCCTGATGAGTCTCATAGGTGAGTTCGTCATACTCGTAGCCGACAGCTTTCTGGAAGAGAGAACCCTCGACGCGGTATGAAGCGGCGATTGACGCCTCGCGAAGGATGGCACGAAGCTCCTCATGTTTCGAGCGCCAGTAATGGAAGCTTCGCTCCGAGACCTGCATGACTTTGCAGATCTCACGGATAGTCATGCCATTGGAGTACATCTCCTTGATGTCGC